TGCCTCGCTTACTTTCGAAGCGAGGCACAGTGGTCTTGGTGTTGGACATCAGAGAGTTGGAGGTGACGTGGTAATCGCCATGACCGAAGTACTTGGCGAGGCCACGTCCGGCCATCTCCCCGAGGTCGCCTTGTCCAGCGAAATTCCCGAGGATTCGCCCGACAGACGCGGCGGCGTTGTTGACTGTGGCTTTCTTGACCAAGCTCTTTTCAAGGTGGTCGATCTGGGCCTCCAGCCGGCGGGCCGGGTCTGCAATCTTTGCCACAGAGGGGCCATAGTCTCCGCGGCCAGCAATGGTGCGGCGGCGGGGTTTGTTGGTCTTCTTGATGGGCATGATGTTGCTAACTGGAAGTTGGTTTGTTTTACGTGGGGGTTTGAGTGTGTTAAATCAGCGCGCTGTCTGTCACAGCGCGTATGTCATTCCGCCACGGTTAGGGCCCTGTTAAAGGGCCTTAACACCAGCGTTTGGTTCGCCCGCCTTGGCCCTGATGGGCTTGGCGGGGCTTGCATGGGCAGTCTTTACGCTGCCCGTGCTGCCGATGGTTGGTTGGCCATTCGGCTTGGACTTCTTTAGGTCGGAGTGTGGTGCCTTGGGCAAACGGCCCTTGGCAAGTGGCGATGGTTGTACCTCAGGACGCGTTAACGCGGGGATGAACTTTGGCTTTGCCTGAGTTTCTACCTTGTGCTTCTGGTTTTCGTGTTCCAGAATCAGTTCGGTGTGACGTCGGGACCGCTCTGTTGGGGTTTGGTGTGGGACAGACGACCGGTAAACGCGGTCATCCACAACGACGTCAACTGTAGTAGGTACGGTTGCGGTCTTGTAGTCGATACAGAGCGGTGGAGTAAGGCAATCCGTTAGGGTCTCCACGCCGGCAAGCCACGTGTCAAACAAGTCGCGCTTAAACTCTGGGAGTGATGCTGCGAAGTATTCTTCATACCAATCCGCGGGGTCGTTGCGGAAAGGGTGGCCGTCCGGGGGGGGGGTCTGGAAGAAGTGGCGCTGGGCTGAGTAACTGAGGTTTTTAGTCTCAGCCGTCAACCTGCCACCGTTGAGTTCCATGACCCGTCGGGCGAAAGCTCCCAACACGGGGGTGTTGGTGTCAGTGAGGGCGTAACCCGTGCACTTCTCGACTAAGATTTGTTCAGGGGTCACATTGTTGGGTCGCACTGTGCAGGTGTGGAGCTTTGAAAGCTGCCGACGTATGTCTGCGCAGTTTGTTGTATCTCCATACCACACGTCAGGGCTGAACCGGCGCGCCAGGAACTCGATACCCGCGTTTCCGCGGGTGATGTTGTTGATCTCTACCCGCAGTCCCAGAAGATCGCACGCTTCTAGGTACTGCTTGTCGGGGAGGTCGGGGCTAGCTCCATCGTCGCCGCCGTAGATGCCGCGGTTAGTGGCGCACCAAGCTTCAGACGGTGTCTTGTACTTGGTGTCCACGCCGGGACAACGTCGGTGGGCGACGTAGGTGGAGAACATGTTAAGGATCGAGTTGAAGGCGCTTGTCTCTGGGCTGCCCGAGCCTCTCGCCGTGCCTGTCTGGTATGTGGTACCTAACGAGCAGCGGGCAAAGAGGTTGTATTGGGCGGACAAGAGTATGTCGAGTTCAGTGTGGGTTCCAGGGGGGAAGAGGCGCATCACCAATGCTCGCTCTAGGAAGCGCGCAGCAGGTGAGATGGTGCCATCGAATCGGGAAAAGTCGGTGAGCTTCACGACCTCAGCCTCAGAGCAACAATCGGCAACGCGTTGCGCCACGGTCGCAGGGCCGTGCCCGAAGGCGTAGCACTGGATCGTGGTTTTCAGCCAGTCGCCGACTGCGTACATATACTTAGAGTACATGAGCTTGTGCTTGGGGTTGAATGTCGTGATGAGCCGAGGGTTCTTGACGCCAGTGTATGCTTCGGCCTTAATAAAGGTCGTGGCACGTACATCTG